CTTTCAGAAGAGCAGCGCACAGAAATAAATAAAATGTTGGTTTCATACTTTCAGAATAGTTCTGTGGGTATGACACGAGACCAGTATTTTGAAATGTGTGAGGCTCTAGGCAATGAACCTACTGATGAAGAAATTCCAGTTGAAATGGATGACTTTCCTGATATGGTTCAAGAAGCTATTGGCGTTTATTATAAGTTACGAGATGAGTGGGATACATTCAATGGTAACTATATGGGTAAAAGCTATGTAGGTCTAGCTGATATACTTGATATATTAGAAATAGAGAAGTGTGATCGTAAGTATATCTTAGACTGGGTTTCTATAATGGATTCTACTAGGCATAAGATTATTAATGCTCAAAAACCAAAATCTGATTAAAATCTAGAAACCCTGTAAGTTAGTTCTTACGGGGTTTTCTTTTTTGGATCAAAAAATTTCAGTATTGACTTTGTGCTCCTTAGATGATATAATAGGGTGGATATGGAAAATACGCTTAAAATTTAAAGACTAACAAAGTTTTTGAACTAGTAATTGCTAATAGGAGAAACTATGGCAGAAAATATAAATGTTAATATTAACGTTGATGATAACGGTACTACTAAACAAAGAGTTAAAGACGCTAATAGTTTAGCAAAAGCTTACGATAATGTGGCCAGTTCAGTAAACGCCACTATGGCTCCAAAAACTATGGGAGCTATTAAAGGAGCTACTCAATCTCCACTGGAAAGTATAGAGTATGGACAAGCACGCGCTTCTGTTGGTACAGGCGCGGCTGGGCGTGACTTCGCAAAACAAGCCCAAGGTTTAGGTGGATTAGTACACGTGTACGCTACCTTTGCTGCTAACTTATTTGCTGTTAGTGCTGCATTTACTGCATTAAGTAAAGCTGCAGATACTACTAATATGGTTAAAGGTCTTGATCAGTTAGGGGCAGTTAGTGGACAGAGTCTAGGATCATTGTCTAAAAAATTAGTAGAAGCCAGCGACGGAGCAATTAGCTTTAGAGATTCTATGGAAGCTGTTAGTAAGGCTTCTACAGCTGGACTTTCTTCTAAACAATTACTAGAATTAGGTGAAGTAGCTAAAAAATCTTCACAGGCACTTGGCTTAAGTATGCCAGATGCACTTAGTAGGTTAACTAGAGGTGTAGTAAAACTAGAACCAGAATTATTAGATGAATTAGGTCTTTTTACTAAACTTGGCAAAGCTACTGAAGATTATGCACGTAAAGTTGGTAAAACTGTAGATAGTCTAACTGATTATGAAAGACGTCAAGCTTTTGCTAATGCAGTTGCAAAAGAAGGTATAGATAAATATAATAGTATAGAGATACCTTCTAATCCGTATGACAAACTATTAAGTTCATTAAAAGATGTGTCCCAAAAAATACTTGATTTAATTAATACAGCACTAACGCCTTTAGTTAAATTATTAAGCGAAAGTCCAAATGCTTTACTATTACTTATAGGAGGTATAGCAACACTATTAGTAAAACAAGCATTACCTGCACTAGGTCAATATAGAGAGGGTTTACGAAAAAGCGCTGATGATAGTAAAAAGTTTGCAGAAGATAGAGCTAAGTCGGCTCAGGATGCTTTAAGTAAATCAATTTTTTATAATGGTAAAGAAATACAAGCACAAAAAGATAAAATAGCTGCAATGCGTGATACTCAATTAGATCAAGCAGAAGCTAATTTAAAAGCAATATCTAAAAGAGGGCTTGATAAAGGTGTTCGAGATATTCTTAAGAAAGATACAAGTGTAATAACTAAAGAAGATATAGCGTATATAGATAAGTTAGGTAATAGTAATAGAGCAGCTGCTAGTAGTTACAAACAACTTGCCTCCGCTATTACAGAAGCAAAAAAAGCTAATGAAGACTTTCATAAAGCAAGTTCCGATCTTGATACTAAATTAAAAGCTAAACCACCTATATATTCTGCAGCAGGTATAGCTGGAATTAGAGCAGAAAGTGCTCGTAAATCTGCTTCCTCAAGAGATATTGTTGCACAGGCAGGAGAAACAGCAGCTATTAGTGGTATTAGCGGCGCTATAGGCGGTATGGTTGATAGTATAAAAACCGAAAAATTAGGTTTAATTAGAGGCGGTATAACAGGTATAGCAGGAGCTATTAATATATTAGGCGTTGCCGTTAGTGGTGTAATGACTGTGCTAAGTAAATTTTTAGGCTGGGTAGGTGTTGCCATTGGTGTATACGAACTACTTGATGCTGTATTTAGTAAAAATGCTAAAGAATTAAGTAATTATAAAAATGCTATATCTGACACAGAAGATGCAGTCAAAGCAGCCAGCCTTACTAATAAAAAATATGGAGATAATATAACGGTAGATTCGATATTAGCTAAAAGCACTGCACTATCTGCATTAGCCGATGCCACAGAAAAATTATCAAGAACATTTTTGGAAGTAGATACCGCTAGTCAGGGATGGTTAGATAAGTTAATGAATAACTTAAAACGACCATTTAGTGCGGATATTGATTCCAAATTCAGAGAACAGGTTACTTCAGTAATTAAAAATTCTTTAGAAGCAATCAGTGACCCTAAATTGCGTAAAGAAACAGAGGATAGAATAGCTGTTTTAACAGGAGCTTCGTCTTTTGCAGGAGTAGCCGGAGCCATAGATAAAATGGACTCATCAAACCTAAAAAGATTAGCAGAAGACTTACCAAAAGGGATAAAATTAGTAGCAGATAATTCTAAAGCTGCTACTGGACCTTTAAACTCATTGAATGAGGGGTATAGAGCACTTGAGAAAAGTTATCAAGAATTATCTAATACACTAATAAATAATGACCAATTAACTAAGTTTGGCTTAAATTTATCAAGACAAGCTTCTTTAATGTCTGATATATTTAAAGACCCTATTAATAGTATTGGTGCTTTAAATGACATTTTAAAAGACACTTCCAAAATACAGATGTTTCCTCCTGAAGTACAGAAAGCTATACTAGATGCAGCTAAACAAGTACAAGGACTATCTGAGGATATAAACAAATCTCAAGAAGAAATAAGTAGAGCTACAGCTCAAATAAAAGCAGCAAAAGATTTAGAAGATACAGGAATGCCTCCAACAGTGTATATGGAATTACGTATGCGTGGTGAAGGTCTACTACAAGCTGCAACAGATACATATAAAACGGCAACAGATAAATTAAATAATATTAGAACTAATGTTCAAGCGGGCTTATCTGATACATTAATGAAAAGTTTTGCATTAATTGAAGCTCCATTATCACGTGCAATAGCGCAAGGTCGAATTGATACCCAAAAAACACTATTAAGTAATTTACCTAAAACTCCAGAAGTAGTCAAATTGCAAACACAACTAGATTTAGATGCTATTAAACTTAAAAAAGAAGAAATTTCTACTACTAATAGATTAATTAATGCTATTGATTTAGATCGAATCTCAAGAGAAAAAGTACCTTTAGCCGACAAAATGACTAAAGCCTTCAAGGAAGGTAATGTTGAAGATTTTAAAAGTGCTAAAGCAGAGTATGATAAATTAGAACAAAAACGAAAAGGAATAGAAGATAGCAAAAGTTTAATAAGTGATGTAAAAACAAAAGGCGAAATACTAACCCCAGCATCGTTAGAAGTTCTTGCAAGAAATCGTGGATTATTAACTCAATTAGCAGCTTTGGATGCCCAAACACAAGCTATACTAATTAATGGTGTAGTTGCAGGTGTAACGGCTATTTTTGATAAAACTAAGACATTACTTGAGGGAGAACTTAAAGTATTAGTAGCTACTAATGAACAATACTATGAATCTCTCGCCTTTAGGCAACTAGCTAAAATTGATAAAGACAAAGAAATAGCTGCTCGTAAAGCGCAAGAACAAGCAGCATCTACAACTATATCAAACTTACCTAAAGTACAAGAAATAGCAATTACAACAAAAATACAAGAGGAAGCAGAAAAACGCGCATTTCCTAAAGGAGCAAAAGATTCAGCTACTGCTCCAAAACCTACTAAAGGCATGGGAGCAGTAGCTGCCGCCGCAAAAGAAAGTACTGACCTTAAAGTAGCTGAACTATCTCTGGCTAATCAAATTCAAACAGTAACAGTTGACACTGTTAAAGCAAAAAATGATTATATAATTCCACTAGAAGAGTCTTTAAGACTAATGGATAATGAATTAGCAACAAAACAAGCTGCCGCTAATTTAGATAGTGCCGCAAAACAAATATCCTTAGAAACACTAGCTGCAGAACGAGCAAATATTGACGTACTAGCAAATCAAGGTGTACTATTCGGAGAAGAATTAAAAATTAAACTTGATATTAATGCGGTTAAAACTCGTGAAATTGAGCACGAACAGAAACTTGGTCAATTAGAACAGCAAAAATATGAATCATTATTAGCTTATGATAGACTGAAAAAACAAACTGAAGATCCAGCAGAACAAAAACGTCTAGAAGATTTACAAGCTACTGCTACAAGAATGTATGATAGCCAAATAGCTGGAGAAAACAAACTTTACCAAGCAAAATCAGCTACTGCAAAATTAACTGAAAGTTTAAGTGATCGACAAATACAGTATGAAGGAGTATTTAAAAATTCTTTTAATAACATGGCAGATGCTATGTTAGAGTTTGCAAAAACTGGTAAATTTAGTTTCTCAGATCTAGCTAACTCTTTACTTGTTGAAATTGCACGCATAGAGTTAAGACTTCAAGCCTCCGCAATGTGGAGTTTAATGAGACCGTCTTTTGCAGGTCTTTTTCCTAAAGCTTCTGATGTAAGCGGCAGTAGCTTTATGAATTCATATAATGCTATAGGTGCAAGTGCTAAAGGTAACGCATTTCCTTCAGGCATCCAAGCATTCGCACAAGGCGGCGCTTTCACGAATTCTATCGTAAATTCGCCAACCTTGTTTAGATTTGCCAAAGGTGCTGGTATGATGGGCGAAGCAGGTCCAGAAGCTATTATGCCCCTAAAGCGTGATAGCAATGGTAACCTAGGTGTTCGTGGTGGTAATGGTGGTAGTCAAACCAATGTTGTAGTTAACAACTACTCCAATGCTAAAGCTACTACTAAAGAAACTACTGATTCTAAAGGTAATCGTAAAATTGAAGTAGTTATTGGAGATATTGTAGCAGGTGAACTTGGTCGTTCAGGTAGCGCTATGCAACAATCACTAGGCAATAACTTTAATGCACGCCCAGCAATGGCAAGGAGATAAAAATGGCAGTAATAGCCTGGGACTCAAGACTTCCTCAAGTTCCTCAAAAAGGATTTCAGGAATCAATTGGTGTAAATGTTATACGTTCAGCTATGGATGCTGGACCTGCAAAACAAAGACGCAGGTCCCGTCGTCCTAGTACAATGGACTTAAGCTTTATCTTAACAACTGCACAAACAGTTATACTAGAATCATTTATTACCAATGTTATAATGGGAGTAAGAAGATTTACTTTCCCACATCCAAGATTACTAGGTACAACCGTAGAAGTACGAATTCTACCTGGTTCAGACGGAGAATTTTTCCGTTTACAATACCTAGCACCAGGTTACTGGACAACTAGCCTGAAATTTGAAATAATGCCATGAGTAGATTAAACAGTTTATCAGCCGCAGCCATTAAAGCAATGTTTTCATCAGAAACTGATGAACAACTAATTATGCTTTTAACAATATATGACCCTACATTTGTATCAGGATCTACAACAGTTAATGTAGACCCTGTTAGATTAGCAGATGGCTATACTGGTAGACTAGCTAGTATTACAACTGATGAAGAAGTTTATTATGGTGTAACAAGTAACTCTAAGGATTATGTTTTTATACCTATGAGTATGAACCTACCTAGTGAGCAAGATACTGGCGTAGGGCAATGTTCTATAACAATTAACTATGTTACATCAGAGGCTATTACGCTAATACGTCAACATTTAACTGGCCCTTGTAAAGTACT